TGCTCAAGCGTCCCGCCATTATTGATTATCTCGATAGCCAGAGCTCTATCATCAGAGCTGCGGTAATACGCTGTTAACCCCACCGGAATATTTCCAGCGTCTGCATCCGCCTGCGCAGCCTCCAGCGTGGGAAATTCGCGTATGGTCCCGGTTATAGCCGCTGTGCCTGGCTGCTTTGCCTGCAATACGGCCACGCCTGCTTTGTTTTGATACTGCCATGCAGCGGAAAGCGCATCTGGGCCCTGGGCTACCCAGAAAGACTGGCCGTCAGTAGTAGCTGCCAACCCGGCAATGGTGCCATCAGGATCGCTGGCAGTCTTATAGAATGTGAATTTGTTCTTTGCGTAGTCTGAAGCACTACTAGCGGCCGCCTCCGCATCAGCTTTTGCATCCACTGCTGCCGCTGCTGACTGAGCTGCGTTAGCCTCTGAATATGTAGCATTTTGCTCTGATGTTGCTGCTGCCGCGGCAGCATCTTTAGCTTCTTGCGCCGCTGCGCTGGTATCCTGATAACCCTGCTGAGCTTCAATTAAATATTGTTTTGCTTCGGCAGCACTAACTGCTGCCTCAGCAGAAAATTGCGCGGCCTGTTGGGTGTCTGTAGTTGCCATATCAGAATCCTATTACTTCCCAGCGAGTTCTAATGGTTGCGTTCTGCGTCTTGCATGCAGAACGAAATGAAAAACCACTTCCTGAAAACGTCGAGTCCATAAGCCATGAGCGTTCATTCTGCCCGACCCCAGAAATATCAACGGGCATCACTTTTACCGAACAGATGGTATTAAATCCAAATACCCCGTCGCTGGTTGTAAACGTTGGGGTAACAAAAATGTTATCCGTTTCGTATTCACCATCGGCCCCAGCAACATTGCAATTGGCATCCGTATAACCCCAGGCAAGACGAGCACCATTTCCAAAAAGAAAACCTCCCGACTGCCCTGGCCCACTGGTAGCATCTACGAAATAAACATTCGTGCCATCGCAGCGAATACTCCCCTTTCCCCATGGGTATAATGTTGCTGTATTACTTCCGATAATTGTTTTGCAAACGACATTAAATCCACCAGTGGTATTATTTGTTACCCTCCATTCCTTAATCCATGGAGGGAAAAAAAGATAAATATTTGCCGTTAACGCTCCTGATATTACTATAGAGGGTCGAGATGCTTGTAAGGATGTCAAAGTAATATTTGAAGAACCGGATGCAACTATCGAAGAGGAACCATAACTAATTGCTGGAACCCATCCTGATGCGCTACCACCAGTATTTTCAGGCGTCCCATTGTTGCTATTGAGGGTGTTCAGCCAAAGCCCGTCGAGAGTGCTAAATGGAACAACGGCCCCTTTTGGGTACCCTCCAATAGCAGCTGCATAAGCTGAATCAAATGGATATCCACCACCGGCCTGATTCCACTGGTGTCTCAAAAAAGACTCATAGAAAATACCGTTGAAATCCTGACCCTGCGGTGGCTTACCTCCTGATGAGAGCGCGATTCTGGTGATTGGTGGGAAGCCGACATCGAATGATGCCTTTCCCCCATTCAGTGTTTCGGTGGTGGCGTCGGTAGGAATGCTGTTACGATCGCCAGACGCGGCAAAGACCACCGTCAGACGCAGTGGCATGGCTGAATTATTCAATTCAGACCTCCTGAATGATGTTTACTTTTACTCCGGGAGGGGAAGGAAGCGCCCCGGAACTCTGTACTATGGCTAACTCTACATCTGACAGGGCGAATTCAAATACGTAGCTCATGACATGGTTGCCATCATCACGCACGTAAGCTCGTCCGCTGGCGCCAAACATGTACACCAGCATGCGATTCATGACCGGCACGGTGCAGTCGCTGATGTTCGCCATAGCTTTGCACATGATCAGCTTGCGGTATGCGTCATTGGTCAGGACCACAGTGTTCGTGTCCTGCACGCCGGTATAGAAAGGCGCCTGGTTAAAGGGTTGCGGGTCGGTGAGTTCTGCCGGGGTGCTGGTCGCTTCGCCAAACCCCAGAAACTGCTGGGATGGCGTCACAGTCAGCAAACGCTCTACATCAACGATTTTACCCCAGCACATCAGCCCGTAATCGCCGCAGGTCTCGATGTTGAAAACGAGGTCATAGAACGTGTCTATCCAGTCCTCTGGCGCTACAGAATCGTTAAAGGTATCAATCAGTGACCGCAGGCTGGTTGAGTTCACGTACTGCGCGTAGATCGTCCAGTCGACATTATTCACTTACCGCCTCCGTTATGATGTTTGTCGTATCGAGGGTCGGTTCCTGATCAATGCCCATGGTCAGCGCACTAGACCAGGTGGTTCCGTCCAGAGAGATCTGGACAGAAAGAACGTTCATGTTCTGTGCATCGAGCGCCTGAATGGGTCCGATATACCGGCTGCCATAAATTCGCGCGCCGGCACGCGCCCTGGTACCGCCATCTGCGCCGGTGAAGGCATTCAGGACGACCGTTCTGATCTGCGCGTTGATATCTGACGTAAGGCCATCATTCGCTTCGTATTCCACCTTGATATGAACGCTCACCGCATCCAGAGTTTTCCACCTGTAGGTGTACTCCGGATAAGGGGCGTCATAATTTTCGGTATCCTGCACGGTCCCGGTGGTGTCACCGTTCATAACGGTGCCAGGGGGAAGTTTTTTATTGATGGCCGCTGCAATGTCTGCCACTGCCCCGCCATAAACCCCGATATAAATCGAGCTGGCCAGCAGTGTGTAATTCGTGGAACCTTTCTCGACGGAAGTCGGCTCTTTGTTGTCGATCACATAAACATCAAGCACCCCATCGACTTCCAGGACAGCAGCCCGCACAGCCGCTGCCGTGTTGAAGGCGTTACGTGCCACTGACTGGCGACGGCGATACTCAAATGCAGATCGCCCTTCAACATTCGAGCCCGGTACACCCGCGGTCTCGTTGGTGATACTCGACCAGCCACTTACCGCGACATAGATGTTTGTCAGGGTGCCGATGGGACAAGCTATCGGCCCGGTAGTCAGGTTCTGGAACTCGATTTTTACCGTCCCGTCGGCGCCTATCGTTCCGGCCGCCAGGGACACGTACATATAACCGTTATCGTCGGTTGCATAGGACTGTGCCGGGATCACCGTCCCCGGTACGCCGGAGCATGTGGCCGTTACAACCGTACCCGCAGCAGCAATGCGATCGAGGAAGTAAATCCTGCCGATGCCATCCTGAAATCTGCCGGAGGAAAAGTCCGGGTTCATGTTGTTGACGATAGCCAGAAGCTGATCGTTCTTGTCTGCGATGATTGCAGTATCAGTGACAGCCAGTTGCCCCTGCGGCGTCTTGAGGTTAGTGCTCATCGCCGTCCCGAATGCAGAACCAATATCTGCTATACGCCCGGCAAGAATGTCTCCCTCATCTGGAACATCAAGGCCAGTGGTGGAAAATGTCACGGCCGGTACCGCCGTAGAGATTGTCGTCATTTTTTCCTCACAGGGTGACGCTGGAATCCAGGCCGTTGGTATCCACGATCGCAATAACGCCGGTAGTGCGGCGCGTATCGCGGTTGTTAATCAGCGTCGGCTCAGCGCGAGCGATATAGCTCATCCGCAACGCTTCAACCTGAAGCGCGGCCGCCATGGCGCCGGTGCTGGCCTTAACGTTCAGCAGCTCTTTGTAATTAACGCCGGTGTCTTTTTCGTAAATACACTCGCCGCGTATAGCCAGGCACGCCGTCGCTACGTCCTGAGCGCAGGCGTAGGGGTTTTCAACCGTGGCGATATTACCCAGCTCATCAAGGACAAGATCCCAGGTATCAGGATCGAGTTTGAGAGATATTGTTTTCATGGATTTCGCCCATAAAAAACCCCGCCGAGGCGAGGTCTATTGTTTAATTACAGTGGTTTATAAATAATGAACTTTTATCTGAATATTTTACCTGACATGACCAACGAGCCAAATTCAGGAATGTAATCACCAGGCTGATCTGTGCACATTTTAATCATACGCCCCTTAACTCCAAATGTAAGCGGCATCCCGAAAGGCTCTTTGTCGCCAGAGTGAAAGCTTATAAAGGATTGTGCCATTTCATCCGCATTTTTTGGGTAAAGTTTTGACAGCGCATCCCTTATCTCATTCCTGCCTGCGCTGTTATTTTGTGTTCCAGTATTTACCATTTGATAAGCCAGAAGGTGGGATGACATAATAATGTCGCACGCTGAAAAAACGTCAACAGTATTTTCCTTTATCCATTGTTCCCTCTCGGCATTCCTCTTATTGAATAAATCATCATTATATTTATTATTTTCAATCATCGTTAAAGGGATTGACGAGGTAACCTTGTATCTACCTAACTGCCTTTCATCGCCACTGTCAAAGTTTATGTTTTGTAGGCTTAAAGTAGCGTACCTGTCGTTTTCTTTTTTTGATAGCTGGACAGAAAACCCATTTTGGCAACGGTAGTTAACTGACGACATCCTGTCCGTCGCATCTCCGGAGGTATGCATTGAGTCCATTCTGCAGGTTAGGTGCTGGCTGCCTAAAAAGTCAAACTCTAAGATACCAAACCATATCGGCTCGTCATCATTTGCCGTGAGAATTCCATTAAAATAGCCATCAACCATTTTTAAATGTGATGTTATCTGCTTTGATATGGCTGGCGGAGATAAGGCAAAAATGATAAATGCTGAAATGACTATTAATTTTTTCATCACGGCTCCAGGGGATCGGTTCGGCTCCCCCCAGATACTACTACCCAACAAGCTCATGCGTCTATCTGTCCAGTACTGTAATAATCCACACTGATCAAATGTCAGGATTTCAAGTATTTCCGATTCACTTTATGGTGATGCTTTGAACCCCTAAGGAGTCAACATGGAAAGTCTGGACGCACGGAAAGTGCTATTGCAATTCTTGACAGAACTGCCAGATACGATAAGGACGGAAGAGTTGCTCTTGGTTCTCGCTTATTGCGGGCAGAACCCCAACTTAAATGACTCTGACAGCTTCCCTGAATCCATCAAAAAATACCTTCTCCAGGGCGGCCTGTCAGGAATTGGTGCCGTACTATGCGCCAGAGCATCCATTGACTACACACTTGGCGATGTAAACATCAAAATGATTCGAGCGGAAGAGGACCTTAAGGCATTGGTGGCGAAACATCCTGACTTCCCAGAAGCTGGCCTTCTCGGCATTCCTCTGAGAAAACGGCATTATGCCGCCGCTCTGGAGAAGTGGAATGCGCTGCGGGCAAATGAGTTATCTGACGAAAGTATTCGATATTTTGGACAAATGTTTTTATCCCCACGATGGGGTAGAGGCTGAAGTAGATACCCCAATCTGAATTACTCATAACCTGGCTCATAATGCTGAATCCTCTTTATGTTGATGTTAGCCACCAAGCGGCGCCGTGTTGCTTCCGCCAGTCTCAACACCACCATGCGTGTGCCTATCGACCACTGAGCCATCAGCCAGTTGAAGCGTTCCGTCAGCAAGGATTTTCAAGCCATTGATGTTAACCACGCCCGGGCTTTTTATATTTATGCCACTTCCAGTAAATTCAACGAATTCAGTAGGCTCACCATTCATGCTGGCTATTGCGGTTATGTACATCGCATCGGAATACGAGTGCCGGCGCTGAGTTGGTGCGGGCCCCTCTGATCTGGTTTCCCTAACGTTCGTGGTGTCCTTGTCGCAAATCACAACCAGACCAATGTCTCCTGGCCTTGGCTCCATTTTTACCGCGCTGTTTCCCGCCTGAAGTCTGAGGTATGGGATCTGGTAAACGTCCTGATTAGCAATGGCCCGGCCTGAAACGTCTACATCATTAACCAGGGGGAGAACGGTCAACACATTGCCTTCAACCTCCCTAACCAGAACAATATCGACAAACGTCATTCCTTTCAGCGCTGAATGTAGCAGCGATAATATGGCGTTACCCTGCGATGACACGCTCTCAGGGGTCTGGTTAGTTAGCATTTTCATCCCCTTTTACAAGATACCCAGGCGCGGCCACAACGAACGTTTCCCACAGACCACCGGGAACTTTACAGGAAAGATAATGAGTAGTTCCTGCCTGAATAATCCATTCCCCGCTTGCGTGCGGCAGGTCAGTCTCAAGGATGATTTTGGTATTCAGTTTCAGAGATGGAGAGTAAATGCAGCGAAAGTTAATCCCCATGTCATAAAAAATCGGATACCCAATAAGCCCTGTTGATGGAGAAACATATGGAACGACAGAGTCAGAGGGTTTCTTGCCGGTGTAAATAGTGACGGTGCCAAAATCAATATTTACCGTTATTTTATGCGCAGCTGCTATTTCAATGATCTGCTTTATCGCATTGCCTTTGTACACCGGGTTGCGCTCGGTGCTTTTGACGTCGACATTGATGAATTTCAGGCCAACTTTAAAGGCAAGAGCGCGAATCATATCAGCCACATCCGCATCGCCGCGAATGGATGTGGGCTCACATGGGATCAGGCGCTCCCTGCCGGCGGCCGCCGCGGTTATCTCAATCGGTGCATCCGGCATCTGGTTCAGGTTAATCCTGGCAGATGTTATTGACCCGGAAAAAACACGGGTGTCGCCAGCATAAACGACGATGGCATTTTGCTCGGCGGCGATTATTTTTTGCGCGTTGGTCGTCAGCTTGGCCATGTTCTCCAGCGACAGGCCCCACAGGCTTAGCTCCATCATTGTGCCTGTAGCGCCGCCAAAGGCAGATATAGCGGCTTCACACTTGAAGCCTTTAACAATCAGCGTGTTACCAATTCCGCCGTCAAACGTACCGTTAGCCAGCGTGAACGATACGGTAAGCTCTCTCTCCTTATAACTCATCTGCCGACCTCACTGCTAGTCGCATAATACAGCTTGAATCTGGTGCCGATTTCGTCGTAATACGGATCGGCGGTACCTTTCGAGTCAACGAAAACCAGATCGCCACTGAACCCCAGATATTTATACCGAACCAGGTAAACGCAGTTCAGGCAGAGAACGCCCTGAAATATCGGTTTGTCATCGACATACAGATCGGCGTAAAACCCGGTAGAGCGCTGATGAAGCTTGATGGCGCAGTTCTGCCCGCCAAGCGTGACATAGACCTTTTGAGATAGTGACGGTGATAAGCTAATTTCCTGCATGTCACATCACCTTTTTCAAAAAGTCGGAAGTAGTGCTTTTTATCTGCTTAGAAACCGCAGTAGAAGAGCTGTCCCACGCCTTAGAGACCGACTCGGCCGCCGAGTTAACGTTGGACACAATCGCAGCCCCGGTCGTCTGTAGAGCGTCTGATAAGGTTGTGTCTGCACTTGACCAGGCATTCTTAACATCGCTCAATGTCACCTCTTTCGTTGCCCCGGTGATCACCTGCGTTGAGGCTGCCCCGCCATTGTTGGTTTTCGCGTTGCTGGTCGGCGGCCCTTCAATAACAGCATTTGAAAGCATGACTTCCCCGCCGTCCATGATCTCCTCGAAAGTGCAGTTCGCCATCAACAACGTCTGCCCGCGATATGACCCCACAAAATAATCGAAGTGGGTCAGATCGTAGCTGTAATACACCGTGTCCGGCGTCTCGATGTTGTAGGTGCTGGCCGTGTTTTTCATCTCATCCAGTTTCTGAATGAAATTGTTCCGGCTCAGCAAAGAGAAATTGGTCAGGTTAGGCAGTGACCCGGAAAAAGCCGTCCACCCCTCAAGGGCAAAAATGATCCTGAGTTCAGACGGCTGTTTCACTTTGTTGTACGACGTGTACCGGCCCTTTTCTACCGGCCCCTTAGTCACTGCCGCATCACCGTAGCGATCAACGCTAACCCAGCCGGAAGGAGAGAAAACCTCCTGCCCGGCTGCAGCCGTCAAAAGCGACTCGTCAACGGTGTTATAGGTGATCCGGTACGTTGGCGACAGGGCGCTGTTAAGGACGGATAACAGGCTTCCTCCCTGAATGGCGGATAGCACTGTCGAGACATTCAGAGAAAACGACATGAGTTATTGTCCTGAGTAGCCAGCCAAAAGCATGACACGGTTGTCGCCGTGCTTTTTGATGTCGCTGGTAAGCTGTTCCACGTTCTGGGCCTGGGTGGTGATTTTGGTGCCATAAAACTGATAAGTCGCACCGGACTGCCCGGGCATCGCGCGGTCTACGGCCATCCCGGCACCGGGACGCATTCCGGCCATGACTTTAGGGACGTAATTTCGAGTTTCCGACGGCAGGTTATCCATGCCTTTCTTCTGGACGTTTCCGAGCCCCCAGTTATAGGAAGCAAGAGTTTTTTCCAGATCTCCGCCAGTGGCATCCATTAACCATCTTAGATATTTCGCTGCTGCCTCTGCAGACTTGTGGGGATCGTAAACATCACGACCTTTGAGCCCCATATCCTTTGCCGTGCCAGGCATGAACTGGAACAGGCCTTTGGCTCCGGCCTTCGACTCCGCAAACGGATCACCACCTGATTCAGTAGCAGCTACCGAAGACAGCAGCCCGGCAGGTAGGTCATATTTACCCTCCAGCGCACCGAACTCGCCCGCCATTGCCTGCAAGAATGATTTTCCTTTAATACCCAATTTTGCTGCTTTGGCATTTAATGGGATGTTAGGCTGGTATTGGCCTACATCCAATTTCATTGCCGTAGACAAATCCATTTGGGTATCCATCATTGCCTGCTGGTAGGCATTAGGAACAGTCCTCTGTGAGCCATTAGGAACAGCGCCGGAGTCAATTTGCCGCTGCCTTTCCTCTGCGTCTTTCTTGTTAAGGAAAAACTCTCCATTAGAGGTCCAGAAAATACCGTGATTTTGCATCCACTCCTTATTTTCCTTGCTCACTATCTTCGACAGGAGCCCGTCAATTATTGGATAGAGCGCAGTTATGGCAAAAATGAGACCACCCGGACCACTTAGCGCAAACGCAATCCCTCTAAACCATGATGCAACCTTTAAAGCAAGCAACGCGACAATAACATTCTTCCACCCTCCCACTGCGTCGGCTGCATCATTGGCTGCAGCCGCCACGTCTTTGATGGCGCCGAAAAACGCATCAATACCGGCTTTCATCTCTTTAGGGTGAGATTTCATCCAGTCAGATAAGTCACGAAGTACGCCATTGAACTCGCGCACATGCGGGATCAGGAAGGTATAAAACTGGTTTTTTGTGGTTTCGAGGCTCTGGTTTAATTCCGCCCATGCGGCTGTAAATTCCTTTGCGCCTTTGGTTGAGGCGTCTGTAATGCCGGAGCTTTTGGTCAGGCGATCAACGTCAGGCAGGAATTTCCCTTCCTGATTACGCTGCAAGGTTGCATCATCAAATCCAAGACTTAACCCGACCTGCCGGCGAAGGTTTGGATCGCTGATTTTACGTAGCGCATCAAGGGATGTTTTGGCTAGAGAGCTGGCGTCCTGTCCCCACACGTCAAAATTCTGGCCCGTCAGCGCATTTAACTGTGCAAGTCCACCAAAAATAGAGCTACTGTAATCGCCGACCCTGGCGCCCTGTATGGCCCCCTGAAACCCCTGAAGAGAAGCGCTTATCTTCTCAGCCGAACTTCCTGCCGCCTCAGCTGACTTTGACCAGCCGTCAAGCTCACGGGCCGATAGCCCCAGTGCTTTCGACTGGATGGACAATTCCATCAGGCCGGAAGTGGTATTTTTAACAAGGCTCATCAGGCCGCCGGCAGTGACGGTAACGCCAGTCAGTGCCAGCAATTCCGTCTTTATGCTGCTGAAGAATGCTGCTGCCTTTTTCCCCTGCTCCGCCATTTCCTTGGCAGTTTTTTTCGCATCCTCACGCTGCTTCTTGAGGTCATCGCTAACGTCTTTCTGCCCCTTACGGAAGTCAGACGTATCAAGGCCCAGCGTAATCAGGAGGGCGTCAATTACCGTTGCTGCCATGATCACTCTCCGCTGCTATGGCTCTGTTGGTGTTATCCACGGTCATTATTTCTATCAGCCACCACATATCCTGGACGCTGTATACGGTGTCCAGTTCGTGGAGTGTCGCCATTTTCCCGGAGATCACCGCGGCGATGGTGCGCGGTACATTCGCATACTGTATAAAGCCGCGATCTGAATCTTCCGGGACGGATAATGGGATTTCTAACTTGCGGTGGCTGCTACAAAAGCGATATGGAGTTTGAAGGCTTCGATTTTCAGGCGTGACCAGGTGCTTATTTCTTCGATCTGCCCTTCGTCAACAAGCGCTGTTTCGATACCGTTACCGCCGAGGAATTTCACGCAGCCAAGCAACTCATCAAGCAGAGGCTTTGACTGTGCGAACGGAACTTTAGCCAGTGAAGTGATACCCCACTGAGCGAGTCCGGCCATACCGCTGGCCATCACGCTTTCGTACAGCTCGCGAGCTTCTGCGTTATCCTCGGCTGGGGCCGGCGCCACCGCAGCACCGATGGCCATCATCATATTGTCGGGAACGGTAACGCCGGCGCCAATCACGGCGCACGCCAGGCGGATCGCCCACTCTTCGGCCTTTCTCGCCGGCATTTCGGTGATTTTGAACTGCTTACCCTTGTCACGGTTATCTGCTTCAACCGTGAATACGATGCTTTTACGAGCCATTTTTGTTTCCTGAATGAGTTATCTGGCAATAAAAAAGCCCACCGTAGTGGGCCGTTTGCATTCATGCGATACCGGGCAAATACATCTGCACCTCATCAGCTACACGCTCGCGTGCTGCGTGGAGCAATTTCTTGCGGCCACCTACTCCCCACCTGGCCATCTGGCTTGCGCATTGACTAATCGCTTTGGTTTCAGTGTTGATGATATGGTCGATTTTATTCAGCCTGGACATGGCGTCGATCCCCAAACGTACAACGGTTCGAAATACCTCATACACTTCAATTTCGAACTCCGGCTTAATCCAGGCGGCGTAGCGAATGGCAAGTAGCTCGACGCCCCACGCTCCTGATTCAGAGCCGCCTTTTATCACCTTAAGCGGTTGATTTTGTTCCGAAGCACTTTTTAGTGCTTTGGATTGAAGCGCCTTGATGAAGCGTTTTATTTGGGCGCTTCTGAGGAATACACTTGGGCGCTGGGACTCTGTAGCCTCCCCATTCGCCACGGCGGCCGCATGGAGATCATTAAGGCTATAGCGTCCCTCATTGTCGACACGAACAGAGACGCCGTTTACTGATACGGTTGGATACTTCATCGTGTTTACCTTTCTGTGGTGTGAGCCTGCTCGCGTAGACGTGGGCGGCCAAGAGCGGAACGATGAAATCCACCGCCCTGTCTCAGACTCACACTACGGAAAGCTCTTGTGGGAAGACGCACGCGAGTGCGCGATTTGTTGCGGGTATAAAAAAGCCCGGACTTAGCCGGGCTGATTTTTTTACGCTGAGTAGTCTGCCGGGGTGACAGTTTCCCACTGGATAAGTCCAGTTACCGGCTGAAGCACGCGGCCGGCAGACGGCATACGGCGCGCGCGCTGCAGGATGCCGTTGGTCATGATGTACTTTTTGCCCAGCGACGGCAGGATCACTGTCCCATTAACACGCAGCACAGACCGCGTGGTCATCTGCGTGGTTTGCCAGTTGTCGATGTACTTAATTGACGGTGAGGATGCAGCCAGATGGAATGTCCACGGCAGATCACCATAAACAAAACCGCCCAGCAGTTTACCGTCAGCAGTACGCTGGTACTCTGCCATATCGGTATCACCCATTTCGAAGATGTTTTGCGCTTCGAACTGCTCCAGGTTAAACCCGGATGGGTAGAGTTCAGCGATTACCAGCTCAATGATGGCGTCTGCCGACGTAATATTTTGACCGGCCATTACTGCACCTCCACGCTGTTAACGGTGATACCCTGGATGATCCCGCCATCGGTGTACCAGAAGTAAACCGTTGGCTTGGTACGCGCGGCGCGCATTGCCGGGGTGAACGGGCCGATATAGACGTAATACCCTTCAGCCAGAAGCGAATCCGTAACATCGACGCCAGCGATGGCGTTAATCTGGTCGATCTGCGACTGGTCAAGATCGGTGCCTGCAGTCATGCCACCCCATGCCCTGAATTGCTCAATGGTCGGCTTCATGCACGACTCAATACGAGCTTTCCCGGCTGCTGCGTAAGGCAGATTGCTCGCCTGCTGGAACAGCGCAACGAGAGCCGCCTGAAGCTGAGCATTTACCCATACCTGACCAGCCCAGGCGTCAAGCCACGCATAATCACCGGTAATAGAGCCAGGCGCCCACTGGTTGGTTTCGACCGCATTCGAGGCATAGTTGCCGTAGAAGTTATAGCCGTTGGCCTTAGCCGCCTCGTAATCAGTATCGTTGCTGATCATCGGCAGCAGGCCGGACACCTGACGACCATTCAGAGAACAGCGCCCATTGGCCTGCGTGAAGTTCAGCGCAGCCACAAACCCCATAGCGTTTGCTGCGTGGTTCGGATAACCATACACCGGGCAGATGTCGTTATAGGCGTAGGTGTTGATGATGTCGTACACCAGTGCATTCGAGCTGCCCGCCACGATTGCCGTTCCTGATGCGTCCCATGGGACATAGGCAAAGCGGTGGTTCTGGCTGTTTGTCCAGAGCGCAAACGCATTAGCCTGGTCTTTGGTGACAGCAAACGTCGTGGAGAATGTTACCCAGTCCTGCTCTTTGGCCAGAATGGCAGTAAAGATATCGTCAACCACTGCCGGCGCCGCACCCTGAGAGATCACCGCGCCGGTCGCTTCGGTCAGTTTCAGACCCGTAGCAAGCGTACCTTCATCGGCAAAGGTAATGGTGCTATCCGCGCCTGTGGTGGCAGAGGTGATGATAAATTTCTTCAGCACGCTATCCCAGGTCACTTCAACCGAGGAGCCAATGCCGGTTTCAATCAGCTCTGCCGCGTTATCAAAACTGGTGGCGCCGCTGAGGTTGATAGCCGCAGAAGTCTCCTCCGTACCATCAACGGTCAGAGTCAGCGTACCCGAAAGCAACTTGAGCTGTGCCAGCGTGGTCGCGGCGTGCGATCCGGAACGAAGGAATGCCGCCACTGCTGCGGTATTGAATCGGCTAAAATACAGTTTACCAGGCATCTGTGTTTTACCGGTGAATGCGGCGAAATACAGCACCGCGGCGGTGTACTCAATCGACGCGCTGCCGAAGTACGCCTTTACCTCATCCGCACTGGAAAATGAGGGTACTGCACCAACCGGCGCGTATGCGCTGTCGGTCAGGAACAGGCCATTGAGATCAATAGCTGTCCCTGTCGCCTTCAGTACGCCGGGAAGCATCTGGGCGATTTTTGATAGCGAAATTGCCATTTATTATTTCTCCGGAGGAAATCTCACGTCGACCGGCTGCGATATCACATCTGCGCCTGTCATAAACTGCTGAGGAACGCTGACGACAATCAGCGGGTTTGCGTGGAATTCAAGCGTCCAGCGGGATTCCCACTGTTTCTCGCCGTTGATCATCGAGGTTTGCCGCGGGGGGCCGGAATAAAGCGGTACCAGGACATTTGCGTTTTCCCTGAACCAGGTGCATGCGAATTCGGAGCGGGCAATGCGCGAAAAGATGGTGGCATTGTTTTGCGCCTGATCTCCGTAGAAATCGAGCTGACATTGCCATTCATCAACGCGGCGAAGTTCTGCCCGCCCGTAATCGCTAACGCCGTCATACTTGTAATTGACAGCACTGGTTGAGAGGTCCGTCAGAAAAAGCGGCGTCATAGTAATGAAACCGCCTTTCGGCATGGGGGTCTGATTTTGCTGAGTCTGCGTGATCTCTACATCCGGGAAGAGGACGGAAAGGAAATCGCCAGTCGCCTTAAACAGATCGCTTTCAGTGACCTGCAGGCCTACGTCAATTGTTGACATGCGATAACCCTCGTCCAGTCCGGCCAGATTTCAGGCACATCCACAACCAGCCACGTTTCATTGCCGATAACGAACTTATCGCCGCCCTGCTGCCGATCCCTGTTAATCCCGCACCAGTTGCCATCCGTCCAGATACTGACCAGCACACCCTGGATATTCATGTTATCCATGTGCCTGATATCAGCCTGACTCAGCGCCTGCTTTTGCACCATCATCGTTACCGGCGGCGCGAAGCCCGGAGAAGTCGAGTAATCCGGGTTTTTGATTGGTCCGATCGAGCGGTAAATCTGCGCCTCGACGCGAGGATTAACCGCGCTAATGGCGCTTCGCACTATGGAATGAAGATTCACTCTTTCACCTCGTAGTCGACCGAGTTCAGCATGTGGGCCGAGTCGATTAACGGGTCATTAAACCCTTTTTTGTCGACCGTGCTTTTTGCGTTCGGCGGCTCAGAAAAGGCGATGATTGACGACTGAATCTGCCCCTTGATCTGCTCCCCCATCAGCGCCAGGCTTTTGCTGGCGTCAAAATCGTTTGCCTTCATGAGTTTCCCGAGCTCTCCGCCCCACTCCGGACCATGTTCAGAAATGGTCTTCCTGAAGTACGGTCGGGATGGGATCGTAACGATATGCTCGGGTATCATTACTGACTGCGCGAAATTGGCCTTTGATGGCTTAGCGAAGCGAGAAACGCCGTCACGGCGAACGTAAAAATTCAAATCCCGGGTATGCGCCGGGATTTTTACAGTGCCGCCAAATTCGTTGGTGGCTGCCACAAGTGCTACAGGCGTCCCGTCGGGGTACTTAGCCCCCTCAAGGAAACCCACCTTCAAATCATCGCCAGAGGACAGCCCCTTTGCGATAGACTGCAGGTGCTCCATCAGTTTATCGCCGCCTGACATTCCATCCATAGCTACCTCCGGATGAATGAACGACGGTTATAATGGCCCGGGTACATTGAAGGGGATGAGCCAGGGACATAAAACCCGGTCCTGTAAGGCTTTGTGGCCTCCCAGTAAGCTGACCCGTAAGTAGTCTGCTTATACCACCAGGAGCTTTCGCTTGAGGGGCCTGCGTCAGCTGATACTGACACTGAACCCTCAGATGCGCTTGCCACACGGCCAACCAGACCAGAAGCCTTTTCGCCGTTTACGCCTGAATTCAGCGCCGCAATGTGCGCAACCAGCATGTTCAGGAAAAGAGCCCGGATAGAGATATCTTTTACCGGGCTGCTGTCCGTGTTATTCAGGTAAATCGTTGCCTCCGTGAAGTACGCATTAAGCAGCGTATTACTTACGGCATCGAACTCCGGATAACGCTCACGAAATGCAGCAACATCAAAGACAACGATCGCCATTATTTTTTGTCCGCCTTCTCAATGCCCGGGGCCGGGTTGTTCTGATCCAGACCTTCCAGACCAGTTTTCTCCGAAGCGTTTTCATTCGCTTTCGCCTGGGCGCTGCTGGTTTTCGCCTGGGCAAACACCAGCTCTTTGCGAACGTATGGCTGATCAGCATGTACTGCCAGCCACGCCTCAAAGGCTTCCTTGTCCACGTTTTCGGTCAGGCCGTAGCCGCCGACAACGAGAGAGGAATTGGAGCCGTTAAGCTCCACTTTGTAGCCGCCCTGCTCCAGGATCAGGCCGTTCGGCAGTTTGCATCCTACAGTTACTGTTTCGGCCATGTTACACCCCGATCATGCTGGCAATGCCCAGCGGTTGACGAATGATTGCACCCCAGGTGCCACCGGATTTTTTCTGCCGCCAGGAAGACTCTTCCACCACGACAGCGTGGGCGCGCATCTTCTCGGTGAACGCTGCGTAAGCGGTGTCCTGCTCACCCAGCCGCTCAACAATCAGCTGTACAAGCTCTCCCGCGTCGGTGCTGTATTCAACAGCGGTTTCGATACGCATGTTCGGGAAGTTTTTCTTCAGCTGATCGGTGACGTTCACGTTGTACTGGTTCGTCTTGGTCAGGTTGACTTCCATTTCCGGAGACATACCGAGCACCATGCGATCGGTACGCTCTACGAGGCCTTTGGTCTGAGAGACCAGCTGCTTATAGAGACGACCGGAGATGTCGTCATATACAGCCTGCCCGTCTTTCGTTGCCCAGGTAACGCTACCGCCGGAACCAGTCGCCGCCGGAGTAACCGGAGCGCTCAGAGACGGATCGTTGAGCAGGCCGAAGTTTTCCAGCCCGGCGATGCCGTAGAAGTAGGACTTGTTCTGGAACTTGTTCAGCACAAGTGCAGAGGCCACATTGAGTTCGGCGGCATAGCCGATACGCCCGGCGCCATACATGTCCAGCTCGCGCTCACCCCAGCGGGTGTGAGTCTGATAATGGAACGACTGGCGCGGTACCCAGTTGACGTTGGCGGACGTCATGCCGTTGTTGTTGAAGTCGCCGTAAGCGCTGGTTTCACCAGTCGACTCGACGATCGGGAACTGCGAGGTCAGCGTCGTCCAGTCCCCTTTTTTCACTTCACCGATAATCTCTGCGGCCTTCATCGGCGTTACGAGAACGCGGATAAGTTCCGGATCGACGTAGTTCGTGAAGTAGGCCGGGATACCGGCGTTATTCGCAGTAACCATTTGCGGCTGGGCATCCATTGCCAGCGCGAAATTCTCCGCAAACTCCGGCTTCAGGTAGTCCTTCGCGCCGGGAAGCACAATGCCATATTTCCCGCTGGCTGCGGCGTAGTGTCGCTGAAATTCGTTCATTACTTGCTCCAGGTGCTGATTTTGACCAGCTCGCCAGCGTCACAATCGCTTGCGGCATAGAATGCGGTCTCGATAAAACCGGCCACGGTCGTGCCGGCTGCGGCGACTTGCACCTCACCGGTGGTCAGGGATGCAAAAACCTTCTGCCCGCGGGTGGCAGCGGTTGACGTTTTGGCCCAGAAGTCACCGGCAACCATCAGGGTGATTTCGCGGCCGGGCTGGATAAGCATGGATGCCTGGCCCAGCCAGATGGTGATCGACGCCTGCCCATCACGATGAACAAAGCCAGATGGAACACCGCTACCGGCATTGGAAGCCACACCGTCAACATCCCAGGCAAAGCGGCCGACAGTCAGGCCGTCCTCGCCAGCAACCAGAGCGCCCTCGCCAGCCTGATAGGTCGCGTGAGGGTTGGTGCCAGCAAAGGCCCCTTCGACGCCGGGGGCCGGATACTGGTTAATTCGTGTCTGAAAACCTGCCATGTTAACCTCGTTTCAGTTTGCCAGCGGTCGGGAATGCTTTTTCGAACTCACTGACGGAAGCGGAATCCTGCGCAATGACAGGGCGTGAATTTTCTTTCTGGCTGATCGCCATTTTGACCATCGCCGGATAAGCGGACGGGTGAACGCCGGAGATGTCCACGCCGCTCTGTTCAAGCGCGGTGCGATAGACATCTTCAGCTGAGTCCATGGCAACGACGTCTCCGATCAGCGGGCGGACAACCTGCTCTGCCTCACGGATTTTCCGGAAGTTTTCCGCAGCCTTTTTAGTTGCGCTGTCGGCCGCCAGACGAATCGCAGAGTCCATCGCCGTTCTGGAGACTTTGTCGTCTTCTTCATCGTCTTCATCTTCGGCGGTTTTCTTCTTGTCCTTGTCTTCCTCGTCGTCCTCATCATCCGCCGTTTTTTTCTTGTCCTTCTCGTCGTCGTCTTCGTCGTCGGCGGTTTTGTTTTCTTTTTCGTCTTCCTTTTCGGCCTCATCAAGAGCCAGAAGAGCTTTGCGGACTTCTGCCTCCAGATCTGCATCCTGCGCCAGAAGTGGCTTAAGGGTGGCGCGGATCGCCGCTACCTTATGTTTACGCATGTGATTAAGCTCCGGTGGTAATGAATCTGCGACCAGTACATCTGGCCCTGCGCGGCCGTCAGGGACCAGCGCTTCGTGGTTTCCGAAAATGTCACGCATAACGCCGTCATAAGGCTCGCCGTCAGGGGTGACACCCGGGGTCATGTCTGCGACGTACTTGTACGATGCAGATAGCTCTCGCTGCTCTCCGCTCTCAATTCCAGCAATCGCGCTGTTATCCCAGATCGACATACCAACCGTGAGATACGTGCCGTCAAACTCCGCATTGGAGTGCGTCACGCCAACACGAAATTCATTGGGCGGGTCGGCGGGAAAATCGGGGATGTGCTTGCTGAGCACGGGGATGTTATTGAAGGTTTTGGCTGCTTTCCGGAGCTCGTCCGGGTGGCGCCAAAGCCGGTAAAGTTTGTTGGGATCGAGCCCAAGCTCTTCGCTTCTTGGTATCTCTCGTCCGTAGTAGGCATTGACGTTTGCCTTGCTGATATTCGTTCGTGAAATCTGAAGGCGGCCATTTGCGTCGATGGTGCGCACAGAGGCGCGGTCAAATGCCAGGCTTTCCGTAATCCCGTCCATTGCGGGTCTCTTTTCCTCGCTTATGTATCTGACCTTTATTGTCACCGGATGCCCCGGTGATTTTGGGGGATGCACTCCAATCACTTCCATTTTTGCATTGCGTGGAAGTAATGTTTCATCTTCATGCTTGTTGCTGGAAAGACCAGTAACATCTAGCCCCTTGTCACCTTTATTTGTTTCTATTTGGAGCATTACACCGCCGATGCTGAACATACCGGCGATCTTTTTTTCTTTAGATGTGGAAAGAAAAGCAGGGTCTGAAACAACCATTCCTTTTTTAATATCTCCGCCTGGGAACAGTTTTTTTGCGTCCTCCCTGCTCATTCCTCGGTAAAGCGTTCCACCTTCTAAACTTCCCTTGCCAATGGCGGAGTCAATGCGTGCCACATCAGGGTCTTCATCTTTACCTTTACGAAGATCTGAGTTTATTTTTAAGAAATTGTCACCTGAGTAACTGGAAATGGCTGACTTTTCATTGGCTGATAGTTTTTCCCCGGCTGATTTCTTTTCATTTTTATTACTATTAATCTTCCCTTCAGCGCCAGCAACAACATCTCCATTTTCATCAATTTTGACGTGGGAACCATTTATGGTTATCCACTTATCCTCATCCTCGGCTAGCGAGTAGGATTCGAGTTCGTCCATAGACTTCCCCGCTTATGGCAATAAAAAAGGCCGCCTTAGCGACCTTGATTGATTTTGATTATTTACGATAGGCCTGGTATTACTGGTGACCAGGTGCAACGGCAATTGATTTCCTCTCCAGGCATCACCCATTTACCATCCAGATACATTCCCTTGCTTAGCTCAAACACCTTTCCATCAGCTTTAACGTGGGATGGTCGCGGCTTTTTGCCTGCATGGGAGTGCTTCCATATACCCTGGGTAATGCCGAGCGCCTGCTGTCGCGCAGACTGAACGACTGAGGTAGCCTTGTTGTTCTGATCTCGGGCAATGAACGCCGCACGGCGCCGGGTAATCCCGTATCGCTTCTGGAGCTCATCGGTGAGATAGGACAAGTCGCGCCCACGCGCTACCGACCGCATAACCAGCCCTTCCACCTCGGTGAAATACTTCTCGGGGATGGATCGGATAAGGCCGACATTCTCGGCGATGGTCGCCTGAAGAGCGTTATTCATCTGCGAGGTCATCTTGAACTCGACAGTAAACCCCGCATCTTTGAAGGCTGTGGCCAGTGAAGCATCCGCGTTTTTCATGGCGTCGTTAGCGAACCTGTCGGCCAGCTTTTGCGCCATGTCATCAAACCGCCGCGTCCAGCGCTTTGCCAGTTTCTGCATGGCATTCCGCATCATCACTGCAGGTGATGCATCCATGGCGACAGCCGCGCCGCTGGCCCGATAGTTTGCCAACAGCCAGTAGACAACAGATGCCTGCATTTCCTGCACCTGCTTATCAAGCTGTCGGCGGTACCATGCTTCGACGCCAGCGTTAGGATGAACCGCCCTTATCGTCAGGGTCTGTTTCTTCCTCTTCGTCGTAGTCGTCTTCGATTTCGAGGTCATCATTCAGGTCCAGAGAGTGATAGGGCGAGTCCGGGTCACCGGCAATTTTTTCGCGGACTTCGTTGCCAGAGAGCACGCTGGCGGCCACATAGACAGCGTCCGTGTCAGCGTCTACTTTGCGAATTTCCGCCCGCTCTTTAGCGCTCATTTCGTACAGCGGCTCAAAGTCGAAGGTTATGCCATCGTCAATGTCGCCGAACTCAGAGAGCTGAATGATGTCCATCACGCGCTTCAGGTTGTCTTTAAAAACAGACTGCTGCAGGGCGTGAATGTAGTCGTAGAAAACGCGGATTTCGCCGTCAGACGTTGCGTTAAGGCCATTTGGAGTGATGCCCAGCAGTTTGACGAGCGGGATGCTCGAAACCGCTGACATGTGCTCCTGCGACTGTGCCTGCAGGGCATCGAGGCCGTTAAGCGGGGCGTTAACGAACTCAACCGTTTCTGGCTGGGTAGGGTTGTTGTCTTTAGCGAATGCGCCACGGTTATCGCGGCATCGGTTGAAGACATCAAGCCTTGCCAGAAGACTATCAGCCCCACCGCCCTGCAGAATCGTGCTCATATTTGTTCCGATTACCGGAACTGAGAACGAGTGAATCATGTCGCTGACGCTGTCGCGGGTGCGAAGCCAGTTATTGACGTATGGCTCAGCAATCTGCGAGAGAGACAGGCCGCGGAAGTTATACGATGCTTTCAGCAGATCAGGTACCTGCCGCGAGACGAAATCAATCATCCGGCTTGCATGTACGGTCCGGCCCATGACAAACCACTGCGTCGGCTTGTAGAAATCCGGGCTCAGCGGGTTGTCGGAGTTATAAATCCCCGGATAGGTCCAGATAGGCTCGATGACCCTGAACCCCTGCAGGCTGCCTTTCGTGATCTTCTTGTCGCTCATGAAGAGCTTTGATTGCAGTTCATTGTCGTCCATCCATGCGGAGATTCCCCGCGGCGAACGAACGTCGATGTAAATCTGACCGCCGCCAAAGTAGCCATCGTGTTCTGCGGCTTCTTTAAATCGCTCGCGCACCTTAAACCGCTTCATGGCCTCTTCGAGCTGTTTTACCCGATCCGCCTTGTCTTCATCGCCGACAGTTTTGAGCTTTATCCATTTGCGGGTCATTTCCTCCGCGATGGTGCCGACCATCTTGCGATATTCAGGCTTCTGCGCCAGCGTGGCCAGGTACGGGTATCCGGGGAAGCTATCAAAGTCGCCGTAGCCGTAGCCGCCATACGCAGCATTGAGAGCATCGTAAGGCGTGGAGTCCATTGCCAGAATGGCGCTTTTGATAGCCTCGGGGATCACCCCTTTCGGCGGCTCGTAGCGCTGAAACTCTCTTTTCGGTAATGCGCGGACTTCGGCCACGGCCTCTGGCCTGATCCCGACCTTCGGTGCTTCAGGTTCTTTTGCCGGCTCAGGCGCGGCGACTTCTTTCTTTTTAAACCACCACACTTAAATTCTCCTGAGTTGATTCGGGTCGATAACCATCGGCTGCGGGCCGGAAATCAGGTTGTCGTCGATTGCGTCCATCCAGGTATCGAGGATGTCGTCGTTGTCGTGACTGTCATCAGCGGAGAAAGCAGCGCATTCCGTCATCGCCGTCAGCACCCACTCCGTTGAGCCTGCGATCGTGCCGTCCTCGTAGAAGATGCTGGAAAGCTTCTGTCCGTCTTCGGTGTGCGTCGCGGGGACAAACACTTTCCCGGTTTTGATTTGGGGGATGACGTTAAGGCAGCGAACGAGCTTGTTCTGTCCGGTTCCGCGCGGGATTTCCCTCACCGGGATGGCGAGTTGCCCGGGGGTCTGACTACGTTTTTTCAGCGTGGTGATGAGGCCCTGTCCGGCCTGCTTCTCTTCAATGGCCATATGACGCAGCGGCATAACCCGCATGGAGCCAGAGAGGCGCCACTTTTCCCAAACCTCTTCCGCTTTCTTCAGGAGGTCTTCCGGGTCCCACCGGCCGCGAACGACGTCGATGATGTACAGATTCCCGTCCACGCCCATGCCAGCCAGCGTAAACACGGTGTAATCCAGCCAGTCCTCTACCTTCCCGCTGTTCGTATCGACGTACACGGCGCGGTGCGTTAGCTTCGGCAGGGTGGTGTACGTTCTGAACCAGCTGGTGTCGATGATCCCGCCTGTCAGCGCCATCGGGTTTTGCTGGTATTGCGACAGGAAGGTATAGCGATCCTTTTCCCACAGCTGCAGGAGGTCGTTAACGTCTTCCATCTGCGGCCAGTAGGACCAGTAGCGAACGCCACCAACGACCACAGAATCGGTATCTTTGACCGTTTCCCAGCAAAGCGAACGCCATGGCTCATCGAGCGACTGGATGTACTTCTCGTCGATCATGGCTGGTATGGCGACATGGTGAAACGGCACGCCCATTCCGCCGGCAAGCATGAAGCCCGTTGCGTCGTCGGTGTGCAGGCGCTGCTGGATGCTCACAAACGGAGTCGGGTGCTCTTTCGACTTATCGCCGCGGCGTGATCGAATAGTGTTTACCAGCAGCGTATTCGCGCTTTTGCGTCGGGACTCGCTGAGCATGTCCACCGGCTTGTTGTAGTCGTCCAGCATCACCATGCCGGAGAACTCAGGTCCGTAGTATCCACCACGACCACCGGTGATTTGCCCGTTGCTTGAGCGCGATACCGTCTGGCCTATAGAGCGCCCTCGCTCGTCCTTTATCTCCCACTCTTCTGCCTGGTTGACACCAAACGAGCAGGGCCAGAACTCCTGATATTCACGGCTGGCGATAATGTCGCGGGTGCGCCGGCTGTTACGCTTTACCAGCGTGTCAGCAAAAGAGATATTCAGGTTGCGAAAGCGTTTGAGCCGCTTCTCCTGCACCAGGGCGTTGACATACGCCGGGAAGTGAATGGAGAAGAACTCTGTTTTCGTACCGCCAGGGGGGATGTTGATAATCAGGTTTCGCGGGACAAGGCGCCCGGCAAGCAGATCATCAATTTTCGAAGCCATCAGGCGGTGATGCCAGTTAACCAGCAGCCGATCACCCTGAATCAGCTCGAACCATATCCGAGTGAAGTTCAGGAATGACTTCGTGGACTTTGAACGGATGATCACGCGCTCCGGGAATGACAGGTCATCCCATTCGATAATTCCGCTCATATCAGTCCAGCCCTTCTAACCTTCCCTCCAGCTTCTGCTGGGCCTTCGCATAGTCTTCAGCGGTGTATGTCACCTGATTCAGTGGGCCGCCGTCTTTACCGGTCAGCTCGACCTTTTGCTTGTTGCTGTAGGCATCGCCAACCTCTTTTGCTGCCTGCTCCAGTAGTTGGGCCGTCATGCCGATGTTCTTCATGTTCTCGGCAGTCGTCGACATTCGCTGCAGTACGCGCAGACGGTAGGCCTTGTTGGCGATCGGAATATCGGAAATTTCGTTGAGAAAACGGTCGCGGGTATGGTTGAAGAGATCGACCCATTTTTTGGCGAGAGTCTTCCCGCTAACCTTTGTCGGATCGTGTGTTTCGACCTGCTGCCGGGTTATGGCGATACCGAAATCTTTCTGGACGGCCTCGACCACCTGCGAAGGCGTGTCATAGCACGCAAGCATCTGAATGATGTAGGCTTTCACTTCTGGTTTTAGTGCAGCCATGTTTCACCATCCGTCCAGTACAGTCCAGTTATTAAGCCAGTTTCAGCATGCACGTCCCACACGCTCTGGCAACATCGATATGAGCAACCTCCGCAGGTCTGTTCGCCGCATCCACCATTTCCTGCACGTCTTTGCTGGCGCCGTAACGCCGGACCACTCCGACGAATTCCTCGACGTCATGGCCGCGAAGTTTGAGCACCGGCATTCCGGTCTCTTTGTTGAACTTCGGCGCGCCATAGTCATCGGTAGCCTGGGCGATGTGGTAAAGCTCATGCTCCACCAGTGCGCAGAACTCCAGATCGTTACATTGCTCGCAGTAGTCAGCAGCCAGGGTGATGATGAACTTCGGTATGCGACCGAACCATTCATGCATCTGCTGCTCCATGCGGGATTTCTGCCAGCCTCCTGCGCGCATCATTACCTGCTCGCACTGACCAAGCACAATGCGCCCGCTTTTGGCGAATGAGCCAGAGGCCCACATAAACGCGACATCAGCGTCGACCAGGTGCGCATGGTCAGGGTTATGGATTCGGCCCTCCTCGGAGAGGATGTTCTGATTTACCCATTCGCCGATTTCGGTAGCAGGGATCAGCCGGGTATAAGGCAGCCAGTTTTCGCCAGTGAAGTTGACTGGAGGGTATGGTCTGCGATTGTCATTTTCAGCCATGCAGAACAATCCTCTGGGTGTAGAAGATACTCTCTCGGTAATTTCGACACTTATGCATCAACAAACTTATATAAAACTCTGTCAATGGCGCTTTTAATGCACCATTTGCAGAACTTTATAATTACGCCTGCTTGCCAATCACAGGGCCAATCCGGATACACTTCTTAGTGAGCCAGCCCCAGCGCAAAAGCACTGAAAGGATGAGCAGCGGCTTCATGTATGGGCGAAGCGTAATTTCCGCCATTAGGATTCCAGTAGTGCGCATATGACTCACCTCGTTGTGACATTATCGAGCCACCTCTTGAAGTGGCTCTGTAATGCCCTACTGACGTTTTGATTCTGCTTGCCTGATATCGGCCTTATCCCTGTTGCACTGGCCAAGCGCTGATAGCAGACTGACGTTTAAATCCAGGCTCTGGCCCCACGTCAGGTTGTCGGGGATTTCCGGTTGCGGGGTGTCAGCCGTCAGGTTGGCCGGTAACGGGACCACCGGCACCTTGACGTAGACCGTTCGCGAATTGTTGCAGCCGCTTAACTGCGCCAGCAGGCACAGGGCGATTAGTGCAATCATCATTCGCAACAGCAACCCGGATATCATCCGAGGCTCCCGATGCGTCCAGTGCGATCTGCTCTTTTGCATGCTGATTGGCCTCGGCGATGGTGTTGAAGATGGTCATGGTTGTCAGAACGTTGGATGTGATCGCCTGCGCTGCGTTTACCTGCTGTTCGGCGCCATCGGCTCGGGTTTTCTGCTCAGCAGCAGCGTTGCGGTAATGCATTGCCAGCCATCCGAGACTGACTATCAGGCAGATCACAATGGCGCTGATAATGGCGGTTAACCGGCTCATTTTTGACTCCAGAGACAAACTTCGCGCTCAATCTCGCGGCGAGTTACCAGGCCTTTCCACTGTTTGCCCTTGGCGTAAGTCCAGCGGCGCAGCTGATCACATGCACCTTTCTGGTCGCCCTGGTTGATTTTGCGCAGTAGCGTGGAGGTTTGGAAGTTGCCAGCGCCGACGTTATACGCGAATGAGTAAAGCGCCCCGCGCATTGTCTCGGGGATCTGCTTCTGGATGTAAGGGTTAATCTGGCGGGCGACGGCGTTCAGGTCTTTACTGAGAAGGGCACGGCATTCGGCCTCGGTGTACTTCTTGCCGAGCATAATGTCTTTGCCAGTGTGGCCATAGCAGACAGTCCAGACGCCTACCACATCCTGATAGGGGTCATAGCGCACACCTTCAAGACCATCGTTACCGGTTGGGCCAGTGATGAGCGCAGAGGCAATGGCTATTGCGCCACCGCCGACGGCAGCGATAACGCTATTCCTCAGTTTTGGTGTCATAGCCATTGAGCCGATCCTCGCGTTCTTTCCGCCGGTAGTACCAGTTCACCCCACAGGTGGTAATGGTGCAGGCGATACCGACAATAATTGCCCAGTCACTTAGGGTCATCCCCGCTATTTTGTCGGCCAAAATCCATACCTCTGCCTTAACTGCCCCGGCATACGCCTTTGCTGAGACACCGCAGCCCGTCAGTGCGGTCCCGGTGCCGTATGAAAGTCTGCTGTAAATGGTGCTCATTTTTGTCATAACCTCACCTCCGTTGATGACGGATGGCGCTGTGCGTAAAGGGAAAAGAGGCCCAGACCCTGCGGGCTGATTTATCAACAAAGCACGTCGGGGATGATTCCCGAGGGTCTGGGCATGCTCAATAAAAAAACCCGCTCAAGGCGGGAAGAAATACCAAGGGTAAAAGCGACGGCGCGGTAGCCGTAATGGTCCCAAGGTAGAGGGATATGGCGGCCTGCGGCGCTGTTGCAGCAGCGCCCCTGATGGATTGGATTATGAGCCCGTCATCAGGTCAGGCCATTATCTGGTGCTGGTTGACGGAATCGAACCGCCGACATCCTGCTTACAAGGCAGGCGCTCTACCTGCTGAGCTAAACCAGCAAAATTAGTCAAGTAGATGAGCCATCTTGTTACTCTGCACTTCCTCCATCCATTTAATAAGCTCAGCTTTATCTCGCCCGCTTTTATAAAATCTCTTGGAGTTTATACAGATTGAGGCGTCAATTCGCCCAGATTTTCGGACAGTTAGTGAGCCGCAATTCGTGCGTAATTTAAGGTAGTCACGGCTACGATTTTGAGCTTGGAGCTTATAATCTGCAATCCTCAGGTTTTCTAAGGAATTGTTTTTAGTATTTCTATCAATGTGATCAATTGTCACGCCATCTGGGATTTCACCATTTGCTATGGCCCAGACAAGTCTATGCGCTTTATATTTCACACCGTCTATTTTGACGTAGTAGTAACCGTGGTTATCAAGACTCCCAGCCATGGTGCCTTTTTTGGCTCTGGTGCTAGCATCAACCTTCCACCTCAACCCACTTTCACTACTGCCATCAACTTCCAAAAACTGTCTAGCCTTTGCGATTGGTAAGGGAATTGTTTTTGCGCTCATGCGTTTTCCTTGCTTTGAAATGAACCTTTGCCGCATAGGAGATCAGCCCGTCGAGGCTCGCCAGCACTAACTGACTCCTCAAAGGCTCATTCCAAAGGGTTGGGTTCGACGTGGTTGGATGCGCTGCGGTGCGCGGTGAAATTTGGGCATAAAAAAAGCCCAAGGCGCTAACCTCGGGCTCGGTGTTCTGATAGGTCAAACGCAAATACGGCAACCTACACTAAATATATTGCTCATTTGTTCATTGAAATGCAAGCACGTTATGACTATTTTTTGCAATTTTCCTCACGCTTTCGCGATCGTTAAACGCATTTTGCAGCGGCTGGTACAGGCAAAAGAGTGCCGCGTTGATAACCTGCTTAACTTCCCGGCGGATGGTTGAAATGCTTGGGTGCTTATACTGGTTTCCGGCGCGCGTCTTCATCAGGCGAGGCTTGCTCACAGCATGCTGCCATGAGGCGATCCTTATCTCGCTTGAGTTACAGACGTAATAGGCAAAAATTACCTTCCATGCGTTCTCATCTACGTTTTTCAGGTAATGCCGGATTACGGCATCAATCAGCAACCCATCATCATCGCTGCATACAGGCCTTGATGGTGCTTGCGGTTCAACCGTGGCCATGAACTTGGCAATCATATTTATCATCGCCTTGTCTATCTTCCCTGTCTGGCACCATGCGCCCCAAAGCTGGAGCCACTGATCTATCCACTGGTGCTGTTCGTTGGTTAATTCCAGTTTCATGCTGTCTCTCCCAGGGTCTGATAGATGCGAACGAAATTTCGCAGTATGCGGTAGTCAACCAGTACGGTGCCGCGGCTACGCAGGAGGCGGAGCTTTTGCCAGCGGTCGCGGATGCGTTCGATAACGTCGTGGTTCATGCGGCCTCCCGCTGTTTCAGTGCTTTGAGCTTGGCGCGGTACTCATCGCGGATACGAATAAAGTCTTCCCGGCGGTAGTTGGTCATTGCGTGAGGTCCGTTAAGCCAGTCGACATACTCCTGTCCGTAACGAGCGACCAGGCCAGCTTCGTAATGCTGAGCAACCGTCGACTCTTTGGCGGTGTACTTACCGGCCCCTGCATTGCACGATTTGCACTGCTTATGAGCGTTGCGCTCTTCAAAACGCAACTCAGGGTAAGCGCCGACCGTTTTGAAGTGGCCGCAGTCCCACTGGCCGCCATGCAGATCAGGCGGGTTGGTCTCGCCGCAACTGATGCATGGCAAACCAGCATCACGAGCGCGGATGTAGGCGTTGAATGCCTTCTGAGCCTGGGCTTTGTAGTAACCGTTAGGTCTGAGCTCAGCCAATCTTGCTTTACGGCGCTGACGCCCCTCCTTCTCGGATTCACGCTGGCGCTTCACCGCCCTGGCGTTCGCCGCTTCCCGGGCTTTTGCTGTCTGTTTTTTGCCGATCGCGCTGGCGCATTCAAAACTGCATACCACCTGCCCTTCCCGGGCAGGATGGAACCATTCGCGGCAGTGGGCGCATTTACGACGTGCTGGTTTACGCATGATCACCACCCTGGATCTGCACCAAGGTCAGGTTGCCGCAGAACACGGCACCGGTATCGATATACATCTGGTTGGCGTATTTGACGGGTTCGCGCGCTGGAGTGTGTCCGAAGATAAACAGGTCAGCACCAGTGATTTCTTTCGCCAGGCCATCGTGAGAGTCGCTGATGCGATCGCGATTCCAGATGACCATCTCTTCCGGTACAGGTTTATCGAACTCATATTCGTCGTGTGGGTAGTCAGCGTGGCAGATGATAACCTTCCGGTCGCCGGTCACCAGTTCGATAATCAGCGGCAAATCAGCCACGCGTTGTAGCAGGTTGTTCCTGACATAGCGCCCGGCATCATCATCGAGAAAGAAATACCAGGAGCCGCCGTTAGCTCGCCAGTGCCGTTCCAGTGTGTAATCCTCGACTCCATCCAGCATCATCTGCTCATGGTTACCACGAACGGCGCGGAACCATGGCTGAGTAATCAGATCCAGACACTCCACGTTTTCGGTGCCGCGGTCGATGAGGTCGCCAACGGAGATAAGCAGATCCTGCGCCGGGTCAAAATCCACCTTGCCGAGCTGGGTCATGAGATTGGTGTAGCAGCCATGCAGATCGCCGACTACCCAGATATTGCGCCAGTCAGCGCCGTTAATGCGTTGATAAATGCTCATGCAATTTTCCTTCTGGCAGCGCGGCGCAGCCAGCGGACATCTGCCAGGTGAGCCGTATAGTGAAAGGTGGGGATATCTGATGGTTTAACTTCGACCTTGCGCTTGCGGCGCGCTGGCACGCGGAAAATACCGCGATCCATGACCTTAGCGAGCAGACTGTGCATGCGAAGCCCTCCATTCCTGGGCCCATGCAATCCGACTGCTGGACTTCTCGCTGAACTTCACATTGTGCTCGGTGCCGAACCAGTAAATCGCCTCGATCACCTCGACCATGTAGCGCTTGCTGGATTGTGAGGTGCGAACGCCGAAGTAGACGCGGCCGCCGTTGATGCCCGGGGCGGATTTCTGCTTACGCTCCGGGTTTTGCATCTGGCTGACCAGCACGGTGATGAGGTCTTTCCACTCCGCAGGCTCCAGCTTTTCGCCGTGCCAAATCACCTGGTCGCTCAGGTCTTTCAAAAGTGGCCACATGAGACGATTCTGTTTGTCGGTGCGGCTTTCTTCGCGCGCCTCGATAATCAGCGGCGATCGGTGGTCGACGGGCAGAGACTGGATGAAGTTGACGACGTTACGCTTAACGTTGTCGTTGATAAGGCAGAATTGTTGCTTCACGCTTCACCTCCGCAGAGGTCAAACGCTGAATGCAGAAAATCGCCGGTGGCCTTCGCCATCGGTGACAGGGGTTGCTGTACGGTTTTGTGCGCCATGTGTCCCCACTTGGCGCCGGAAGTAAGTCGTCAGTTGCTCAGGCTGACGAGGTAATTATCGCCCGTCACGGAGATAAAAGCAAAATGAGCATATACGATAAAAACCCCTCCGGAGAGGGGTTTGATTTCAACTGAAGGCTTTGCGTTCTGCGGGGGATTTAGGCACCTTTCACCTCTACGCATTGAATATTATCTACGCTTGGCGAAACGTCGTCCCAGGACCTCTTATCATCTGCAACTTTCATCGCCTTAATGGCTGCTTTGCACTGCTCCATACTCTGCATGGGAACCACCTGCATATTCGATGTATTGCTGCTGATGACGAAAATCAGGAAGATGTACGCCATCACTTCACCTCCTGCGGGGCGCATGGAGGCGGCATCCAGTGGGTTATCTCGTTTTCGATAGCATCGCCGCAATGATAAAAAGTCTGTGTTTTATGGCTGTAGTGACCGCTTGTTACTTCTCCAATTTCAGCATCCCATAGGATTACCGATATGCGGTCTTCAGGCATCCGCTCGCTTACCGGAATCCATTTGCCCGGCACTACCGGCGCTGGCTGTGGTCCTGCTTCGCGATACACTGGAATATATCCGGGCCCTGCATCTTCGCTACCAGCCTCACCGTCAACTACGCCGCGAGCTAAGTATGCGTCATTGAGCCAGGCGATGGGCTCACGCTCTACTACCAGCGCTGGCTGCGCGTGGCGATAGGGCTGCGCAACATCGGTCCCAGCAGAGACGGTGATTGCCTTCCTCATCCTTGCTGTATCGGTTGAACAGAAAAGTTTTCTTTCCTTGCAATCCGGCTCGCCGTTCATTGCGGCCAGCGATTGACGAATGAGAGCCTCTAATTGCCTGTCAGTGGCATCACAGCCGCCATCTTCCTCAAATTGTGTAACCCATTCTTCCAGCTGCTCTCTGGTTATGGTTGATTTGGTCATGGTTGACTCCAGTTATCCTCGATAGCC